TCTGAGGCTGCGTTTAAGGCAAAGTCTTGTATTGTATTATTGTCTGATTCAACTCCTTGATTAAGTGTCTTCTGAAACTCTCTTGAAGCTTCATCAATACTTGCCTTCTCAGTCTCTCTTCTAGTTGCTTCGTCAGTTAATGTCTTAGAAATATCAGAACCAATCTTAGACCAATCAATAGCATCGTCTCTTTTTTGGTACTTATAATATGTTTTAGCCATTAGTCGCTTGTTTTATAAAATTTATTAATGCCTTCAGTATCAAACATATCTAGTAAACCACCTTGAAAAGCTTGGTTTCCTTGTTCAAAGAAATCAGCCTCTAAATCTTTTTTGTTTAATCTATATCCTGTTAGCTTACCTGTATCATCTTTAATCTCGCTAGCTTTACTTTTGAGAAATTCTTGAGGAGTCATTCCTTTAGCCTCTGCAGCTTTATCAAGTCCTTTGAATGCTTTGTTTTGTTGATACAACGGAACCATTTGAAGACCTGCTTGAACAGTTTCTCCAATCCCTGCAACACCTTGCATAGTAGATGCCTGTGCTTGTTCTGCAAATTGTGCCGCTGCTGATTGTGCACCTGCAACTTCTTCTAAATCTAATTGAATACCTACATCACGTAGCCTGCTTTCTTCTTTAGCAACAAGTTGTTCTAACTTATTTACATCAGCTATCTCTGCTTGTCTAATCTTAGCTTGACCTGCCTCTTGTGCTTTTTGAGTTCTTGCTACTGCCGCAGATAAACCTCTTTGGCTTTCTTTACCCGCTTCAATAGCTTGAGCACCTGCACTAAGCATTGCTTGACGCTGAGCCTCATAAGCCTCTTTGTTTACAGCCAACTCTTCGTAGAAATTAACATCTGTTTTTTTACGAGCTTCAGCCATTGCTTTTTCAGCATCGGCTTCTGCTTGTTTTTGTTTTTTTCTTTGGTCTGATGCTTGTATAAATGATGCAGTGGTTGTACCTGCTGACATTGTTAAACTAGCTATAGCTATTGCTGTTTCTAATCCCATTATATATTTTTTATTAACTCTGTGCTTTTACTTCCTTTTAAATATCCATTGGATAAAAATGTATCTATTAAATAAGTGTTGTTGTTGTTAGCGTATACATATTTATATTTTTTATCTTTAGCTGTATTAGTTAAAGTTTGTATCAGTAAATTCAAACCATTTTTTCTATGAGGTTTTTTTCTATACTCTCTATTAGATACTATCCAATCAACCCAAACAACTTTTGAATTAGTGGTATACAAAAACCCTGCACAAACAGGGGTGTCTCCATCTAAAACCATTATACCACCTGTACCATTGTCAGGTAAAAAATCTTTTGGAGGAGCAGAAAATCCCCAACTCTTCCACCATCCTGAAAGGATGTCTTCATAATCTGATTCTATAATTGGTCTTAAATTAAATATCATTTGATTACAAAGATACTATTTTTTATGGAAAGCTTTTCATTACATTAGAAACTACAGCAAATAATTCAACAGCAGTTGATTTTGTATTGGTTAATGTTATTTCCCCATAATGACCTAATATACCATGTGACTCTGCTTCACTATTCTTTACGCTAATTGTAAATACAGAGGTTGCTCCAAGAAGAGGAGCAATACTTTCAGAGTCAATTTGAACAAAAACTGAAGGATTGGTACTAGGGTCAATAACTTTATCAGAAACTTTTCCCCAATAATAAACTTCTCCACCGGAGTCTTGCCACAAAAAACTATCTCCAATATTTACATTATATATATTTGTACCCATAGGGTATGATGCTGAACCAATAAATATTTCTAATGCATTACCTATTCCGTTTACTGCTCTTGACTTAAGATTTTCAAGAACTCTTGCTCCGTTTGATGATTCAGTTCTTATGTATGAAAATAAAGCTCCTTCTTTTTCTTCAAAATAATTAGCATTTATTCTTCCATAATTTTCAATATCACTTGTCATCTCTACATCCCAAGAATCATTTGAATGTAGTGTAATTGTTTTAAACAATTTAGAAACTAATGGTTCTGAATTAAATACTGTTTTAATTACTGAAGGGTAAGATGTTCCATAAAAATTATTTCTATTTGAATTTGTACTGTGTTTATACAAATTACCCTTGTCAAAAGTATAGAAGTAATTATTACACCCAATCATAAATTGAGGTACAAAGCTATAAAAGGATGGAAATCCTTGAACTGATTCGCTATATGATATTGTTACGTTTGACATATATTATTTTTATTTAAGGACAAGCAGAACATGATGTTGCATTACCAAGAGAACTAGATGTTTTTACTCTATAAGTTCTTCCTGTTCCTACCGGACCTGTTGTTGTATACCAACCATTACTTACTGTTTGAGATAAAGTATCATCAGTATAAAATTGTGCCGCTGTAGAAAAGTTTTCTCCTGTAACAATCCAAACAAATATACTATAAGGAGGGTTACTTGCTGCACAACAAGCTGTAAGCAATGAATTAGCATTGTATAAAACAGTTAATCTTTGAGGACAAAGAGGGCATTGAAATGAAGAGGTCATTTGTCCATTCGATAAAACTCTATAAGTACTCATATATTTATATTAATCATTACTATAAAATCCATTTGGAGCTATTACTGTTAACTCTTCATTAGTATATAACGTATTAGTAGTTGCAAATGTTTCTCCTTGAGCAACATAATATGTTCCTGTTGGTAAAGGGTCACAACAAACATCATTTGCAGAAGAACTAGAATATTGTATTCCTGTTAATGTATCAAAACAAGTTGCACAATTTGCTGCAGTTCCTGCAGGTGAAGCTCCATTAAACTCTTTAACCTTTCCATCATTTATTGAATAGAAAAACCCTGTTAAAGGAGTTGATAAATTTGTATCATTTGCTGCATAAATTTTATCTGCAGTTAAAAATGTCGTACCATAAGGGAGTAGGTAATTACTTGGAAAGTCATTTCCACAACAAGCATCATACGAAGTATTTAAACCAACAGTTGCACTACTTTCTTTTATATTACTAACAGATGTACTACAAGTATCACAACTTGAAGCAAATGATAATGAAGGATTTTGTCCTTGACCTGTTAATTCCCTAACAGTTCTAGAACCGGGAGCTACATTCTCAGTATAAAAACCATTTTGAGCTGCTAGTTGCAAGTCAGTCTCAATATAAAACATAGGTGCAGTCATAAAAGTCCTTCCTTGAGCTACGTACACTGTTGTAACAACAGGGTAATTTCCACCTGTTGCTGCACAACAAGCTGTCGTCTCTCCTCCTTGACCTGTGTAAAGTACAGTTAATGAATCATAGCAAACTGAACACGTAGTTAAACTTCCTAGAGCTCCACCTGATTGCTGTCTAAAATTACTCATATTTTTTTTTTAATTCTTTTTACAAAGATAGTTAATATATTATTTATGAATTGGTTTTATTATATTACTATTCCACAGTAGTGATTAGAGGTAACTATCTGTTGAGAATTTAATTGCTGTGAATAAAAATCACAAGCTGTAGCTGAAGGAGCACAAGCTGTAGGGCTACCTGAACAAATAAAAGTACCTAAGGTAGTGTCTCTTGCAACAATATTAGTATCAACCCAACTAATCTCTCCATCAAGAGTAATATTACCTGCATCAAATGTTACATTCTCTGTGCTTTGAATTTCTATTCTAAAGTTTCCTTCTGAAAAGTTAAGCAATCCATTTGAACGTCTTCTTGTTATAGTTGTTATGTTGTTTCCTGTTCCGGATGATGTAGTACTAAAAATAGGAGATACTTGTTCAATACTTCCTACAGGTGTAAAGTACACATTTAAAGTATAAATTTTTTGATGGTCTGCACTAATTGGCTCTGCTGTTAATTCAAATCCCCATCCTAAACTTATACCGTTACCTGCCCCAAATTCACATACACCATAAGAAATAGTTTTCCAACCGTTATTATTTGAATCTATATTTGAATTGATAGATACATTAACTATATTTCCTAGGTAGTCTGTTTTTGTACATTGATTACTACCATAATCTATCCCATACATACTTCCTAATGTAGGATAAGTTCCTAGCATTGTTGGTTGACCTGTAAACAAATCACAAGCATATCCTTGAGTACCATAAATGGTAGATGATGAAGTTCCTGATGAGTTTACATTAGCAACAACACCACACTCTACTGTATTCAAAACTGCATTGGATATAAATCTTATTTCATCTCCAACAGAAACAGGATATGTAGATTCAGCATAATATGTATTTGTATCACATCCTGTTATTTCAATAATATTACCTGTACAATCAACACAATCTGATGTTGAAACCAACACACCTCCTGATTGAAACCTTACAATTCCATCTGCTGCGTAGTATCCATCAAGAGCTTTTATAGTTAAATCTATATTACTATAAATTGCTGTTGAATTAGATAATGTACTACCATCTAAAAAATATTCACCTTCTACTGCTGCCATTTTATATTAATTTTATTAAACACAATTTTGTATTTGAACTACTCCTCCATTATTATTAATCGTATAAATTCTACTTCCTGCACTCATATAATAGTTTCCTGCACTAAGATAGTTACCACCTGTTTGAAGGTAATAAACCACATCTCCCAATTCAGGTGTACTTGCTGTATTACCAACATTCTTCCAAGTATAGTAAAACTCAGGAGATGTAGTACAAGCTACAGAACTTCCAAGGTTCATAGATGAACTAAACACACTTCTTGTACAGGATGCACAAGCTACAATATTCTCTAATAACCCTGAGTTATTATTAAGTATTTGCCTAGTGTCAGTTCCTGCTACATCTTCTATGTAGTACCCTGCAGGTGCTGCTACTGTTCCTTCTTCATCTAACCATATTGAGTGAGCTGTATTAAAAGTTACAACTTGGTCAAAGTTCTGACTAGACATATAATAAGTAGTTCCCGGTCCTCCTGAGAAACAACACAAAGAAGTTTCATTAGTATTAGTATCTAGAGATACTGATGTTAACACTCTTGAAGGTACATAAAAACCATCCGCTGCAGGTACATTCAAAGTATCTTCACTATATATATTTGTTGCTGTTTGAAATGTTTCTCCTTGAGCTACATAAACATTAGTAGTACTAGGTATTTCACAACAAACTCCATCCGAACTATTTGCATCATACCCTACTTCCAATAAAGATGTACATGAAGCACAATTAGATAATGTTCCTAAAGTACCATTTCCATCTGATATTTCTCTAACAGGTTGAGTACCTGTTCCATCTCCCTCTACATAAAAAGCATTAGGAGCAGGTGTAGATAAATTTACATCTGTATAAAGAATAGTAGCTGTAGTCCAATCTGTTTCTGCATAAGCAAAATAATAAACATCTGTATTAACAGCTCCACAACAAGCGTTATCTTCATTAGTTGATGTCTTTAACTCAACAGACCTCCATACACTACTAATACAATCACAACAAACATCATAACTATCACTAGAGTCATAACATAATAACTTACTAGTAGAAAGATTTGTTCTATACAATAAATATAAATATGCATCCGATGTATTTGGCATTGTAAATGTAGCCGCATACACAGTGGGAACAAAAATCTCTAAAGGTATATCTTGATTTCCTGTTCCTTCGCAATTAGGACAAGCAGTATAACCCGAAATAACAGTACCATTGCCACCACTTCTTCTAATTATAGTAGGAAAGCTAGGGCTATGTAAAGATAACCCTGATGCAACTGCCATTGGAATTGTTAAAGCTGCATCAACATAAAATGTATTTGCGTTTATAAAACTTTCATTGTAAGGAATAAAGAAATTTTGATTAAATCCTTCACCGCAGCAATTATCTCGGTCTCCTGCTTCTCCATAATTTGGTGCAATACTAACTTCTATCTGTTTAGAAACTAAGTACGTGGCTTCATTTGAAGCAGATACTAATGTATTTATATCTACAGCATTATTGGTATATAAAGTATTACTTGTATAAAACCTAAGTTCATCATTTGCTTCTTCCCAATCAAATGTATCACCATCTTGTTTTGTTACATACATAGTAACAGTACTTCCATTTGTAGGCATATTTGACTGACCTTTATCACCTGATGTAGCAAAGTACTCACTTACAATAGGAGTAGTACCTTCTACCATTTCAACTCTAAATTGTTGTCTTGGAGAATTGTATCCATTTAAAGAATAGTCATATCCATAATGAATGCTTTGTTCAGCATCATAATTAGCTGTTAAAGCTAATTGAATAATAGTTAAAGGTTCAGCAGAAACACAGTTTGTTGTAAGTTGAAGTGTTTCACCTACAGAAGCTTGACCTGTAACAGTTACAGTAGCTGTTGATTTTAAGGCATTTGTTTTATTAAAAGTAAATGAACCATTATTAGTAACAGGTCCTGAAGAAGTTGTTTGTCCATCAAAATTTACAGTAATATTGTAAGAACCTCCTAAAACTACATAATCAATTGTAGAAGTTCCTACATTAGAACCTAGTTCTACACAAAATGATTTTTCATTAGAATCTATAGAGAAATCATAACCTACTGTAATACCACAGTTTACACATTGAGAATCAACAGGTAAACTTGTATCTGTAACTGTTAATATATATTCATCGTGGTAAGGGTCGTACCCTCCTAATTTTTGAGTATTTACATTAGAGGTAAATAAATCTCTAAAATAACTTCTCATCCCTGATGTAGATATAACAGATAGCTGTTCATTGTTATATGAACCTCCTTTTAACTGTAATACAGCTCCACGTTTTTGGTCAGTAAAATATTTATTAAAACCAAATTGAGCAAAGCTTTCAGGGTTTTCACTTATTCCATAATCTTCTAATCTTGCTATCTGAGTACCTAATACTTCAGGTATAGATGTAATAGCTCCACCTGCTGCGGCATCAGATAATAAATTTTTACCTGCAAGTACATAAGATATTTTATCTTCCTGAAAAGTAAGTATATCTGTGCTTCTAGAATATAATTTTTGAATTGAACCAAATGATTCTTCTAAAGGTTTGTAATTTACTAATCCTAAGTTAAATTCATTTAGCTTGTTTACATTGTTCTCATTATTATATACACCACTATAGGTTAAATCAGCTTTTCTTTTTGCTTCCTTATAATCTTGTGAAGCAACAGCAGTTACTCTTTCTCCAAAACCAAAAGCTTTTCCCTTTATAGAATCTTTTATTTTGTAACTTTCTGAACCATTTCCAAAACTAAAACAGTTAAAGAAATCAGTCAATACAATACCTGCTTGAGATGGTGATTGATTAGCTACGTTTCCTTGATGAAATCCATTTACAATAGGATATGTAGTAGGAGACTCAAAGAAAATATCAGGAGCAGTTTCACTAGGTTCAGTTTCAAAAATAAAAGTGGAGTCAGCTCTATAAACTGTAAGTTGAGCAGAAACACTTGAGCTTGAACTCCAATTACCACAACCTTTGTATTTACTTTGAATTGATAATACCATTTCATTTGTAACACTATCTCTTTGAAACTCAAAAGCATAATCTGTTGTTTGTGGAGTTGGTGGTATAAATGCAGTAACTGATTTAGGGTTAGGATTATTTGCACCAAGAAGTTCCGTAGTGTAATTTGTATCACACTCACCTTCTCCTTGATTTAATAATTCAGCTACATTTTCTCCAATAAAAAAATCATACATATTACTATATGTTCTACTAGAAACTAAATCTAAATCAATTGTATATATTGCTCTTTCACAATCAGAAGAACATCTATTCTTATAACCCCTTCTATATCCTTTAAAATAAAAACTTATTCTACTGTTCTCAGGAACAGTATAATCTACCCACTCTGCATTTTCATCTTGCTCGTTCATTGGGTAAGTTATCCAAGGTCTATTTCTTGAATTTCTTGTATTTTCTATTTCTCCGGGGGATATTACTGCATTAGCAATATTTGCAGTTGAAAAATTTGTAGCATTAAGTTTTATATAAACACCTGAAGGAACCTCAAGAGCATCTCCACCCGCAGGATTTATAGGCTCAATAAAATCAGCTTCTTGTGATTTTTTTTCTAAAACAGTAGTTAATGTTTTATTTGTTCTTGCTCCATTAACATCTGTCTTTACAATAAGAACATCACCCTCTTCTACTTTAGCTGAGTTTTCTCCTTCAAGTAAAAAGTAAGTGTCGTTTGTTATAGGGTCTAAATAAGCAATATTGCTAAATATAGTTTTATAAGAACCACCATCAGACTTAATTGCAAACTTATAACCCTTAGCCCAATAAGGAGGTGTTTGAGAAGTTGGTATATTAACCTGTATTTTATTTTGAGTAATAGAAGATGAAGGAGGTGTACTAATAGTATTTGTATTGCTAACCAATGCTGTTGTAGCTCTATTATAATCATCAACATATATCATTGAAACTTCATAGCTTCTATCACTATGTAAGCTTTTAGGATTACCAACTGAATTATAAGTAACAGTTGGAATGCCTATTATTTTATAATATTCAAAAACAATATCCCCTGAGCTATTTTTAAACTCCATAGCAATGTTAGAAAGAGTAACAGTATTCCCTGACAAACTAATAGCAATAGCTTGGTCTAGTTGTGTTATTCCACTCCTTTGTTTTTCATAACCTCCAAGTGTTGCAGGAATAGAACAATTTACTGTATCTGTAAAAGTAAATCCATTACAAGAATTTGTAACACTTAATATATTACCTCCTGTTACACCAATTATATTTGTAAATTCATCAGATGTAATTAGTTCATTTATATTATTGTATATTTTATTAATAGGAAATATAAGAGACACTATAACATCTTCTGATGTTTCGGTAGGAGCAGTTGCTCCACTAACCGCATGAAAAGAATCATGCTCTAAAACATATTCAAAAGAAAGCTCTGCTCCTATTTCTGTAGGAAATATATCTAATGGTATTTCAAAACTCAAAGAAGAATCTTGAATTACTGTACTAAAGTTTCCAACAGTATAAGAAGTTTGGGTAGTATTTACTGTTAAAGGTGCATCAGTTGCATCTACAGAATTTAAAGATAAGTTATATCTTAAATCAATTGGCTGTCCATCTTCATCTTTTAAATCATACCCATCTATATAGTTTCCATAAATTAATCTATTACCCATTAATGTTTGGGCTTTAGCTTTATGAGGAACATTATCATACAGTCTTAATAATTCTGACTCAGGTAATACTGTAAATATTTTACTGTTACTAAAAGTAAAAGAATATTTTGTGTTGTCTGAATAACCTAAGTTTGATTTATTTATCTTTTCAATAACCTTAATAACATTGCTTTCAGACTCTTTAAACAAAAGGTCAACACCTATAACTAAATTTCCTCCCGTGTCAAATGTTACGTCTACAGCATTATACTGATTAACCATACCATCATTTACACCGCTTTTTATTGAAGGCTTGTAAGATTTAGGATTAAATGCAATTTCACTCCAAGGGGAGGTTGCACTATATTCTCCATTTTCATATAAATATCTATAAGCAAAACAAATAAATCTTTCAGTTATAAAATCAGAATTATTATTTACATTAGTCATAACTAATGTAGGTGCTGTAAATGGAGGTTTTTTAATAACTAAAATATCTTCAGAAGAAAACCTGTCTATATAGTTAGCAGGGTTCTCATAGTTATTCATTACATTAATAACCCTTGGAGGATTAAAGTTGTCTGTAAAAAATAACAAATCATCAATTTTATTTACACCTGTAATAAGATATTTAGGGTCAAAATTTAATGTAGTATTCTGACCTCCTCCATCATCAGAACTAATTACATGATATGCTAACACATCTGAATTAGTATTATATGATAGTATCATATCTATCTTACCTGTAGCTGAAGCAGTAAATGAACTATCGTGTACAAACCAATATATAGTATCTTTCTGACTATCATGAATACTACCAATACAAGTTGCATCATCACTTAAACTTATACTATTAAAGTTTAACATAGTTAAAGAAGTGTTTCCTAATGCATTCTCTACAGAACCAATTTCAGAAGCTTCAGTAGAACCTAGTCTTACATTTAATGCATCTACATACTGACCGTTAGGAACAAGTCTCTCATCGACACTTTTGTTCATCTTACCGGCAACAAAATTCTTTTGAATATCCGCCATATTACTTTATCCACTTATCTCTTCCTCGAAGATTCATTAATAGTCTTCCGGGATGAATATTACTAATTCTAATTTTTGCATTTCTTAAAAGAGCTGTCTTGCTTTTACGTGCTCTATTTACTATGTACTCTTGCACCCCAAGTTTACTATTTAAAATAGCGTATTGAATGTAAGCATAGACATAATCTTCAAACAATTTATTTACAGTTATTAAAGTGTTGTCTCCACCTTCCATACCATCTGATACATATTCCACAACAACAACTTCATCATCAAGAGATGAATCAAAATTTATAACCCCTGCTTTAGAGTCTATTCTAAACGTAGGATTCATATTTGCTGTCTCGGTATTTAATCCAAATCTAGCACCTATTTCAAAATCAAAGTACCATCTACCATCGTAGTTATAACCATATTGATTATTGTATGGGCTATTACCGTTTAGGTACATTGTTTTTAGTTGCTGAGTTATTCTCAAAGTATCAAGCTCAGAAGTTGTTGATTCTATATTTCCTTCAGAATCAAATAAAATTTTTCCTTGACTATTTTGAAGATAACTAGAAGCACCATTTGCTTGAATGTTTTCACCACAAGGCATAAGAACTCCGTTTCTTAACACAGATACTCTAACCCAATTAACATAATCACTAGGAAGAACAAACCTAAACTCATCATCTAGCTTTAGTTCTAAAACTTTAATTTCTTTAAAAGCATCATAGTTCAATTCTTGAACAGCTCTTTTTGCGTGAAACAAAACTTTGTATTGTTCTTCGTTATTAATTAAAGAATGATTGCCACTGTACATTAACATAAAGTTATTTACAATGTCTTCTAAGCTAACGTATTGATACGAACCCCAATTTTTATTTGTTGGAGCAGTACCTTCGTTTTCGTAATATTGATATTCACTTAAGTATGCCATTATCTTTCATCGTTATTTTCTTGTTGCTCTTGAGCAATTCCAAAATTAGTTACTGTGTTTTCCCTAATAGATACACCTGCATATTGTAAAATTTTATTTACTAAATCAGGTTCATAGTCAGCCGGTAATTCAAAATCTTGATACCCAACTTGCGATGGGTTAAAAACAGGTGCACCTTCAAATAAAACATTATATGTCCAATTAGGTACTAAAGGATACCTTATGTAATTTATCTCTATTACATTTCCTGTAATATTGGAAGGATAAGCATCTAAAACATTTTGTCTTAAAACATAAGCAGGAAATGCAGAAGTAGGTGCTGTTAAGTTTGAATTTAGTAATCTTTTTATTTTACTAGCAGATATTTTTTCTACAGTTTTATTATTGTAATAAACATCATTAATAAAATACCAATCATCAGGTAAAGAATATGTATTTAGAGAAACATTCTGTAAAGGTGAAGAATCATTAAAACCCTCTATAACTTCAGCTAAAGATTTAGATATGTTTGCATACCCTGTTCCTGATTGCCTTGCGTTTTCTTTATTAATTTGATAATTGTATTCGTAAAATACATCTTCAAATAAATCTAATTGAGCTTGTTTAGCAAATAGATTAAAATCTGAAGGAGATAAGTATCCATAGTTGTTTTTATTTAATACCGATAATACAGTATTTCTTACAGAGTTTATCATTGTTATTATTTTTCTACAAAGATAACTAAAAAAAAAGAGGCATCTTAGTTTCCTAAATTGCCTCTCAATATAAATAATTATTGCTATTATTCTAATTTTGATTCTAACATTTTTAATGCTTCAATTCCTTCATCGCTTTTTAAGAAAGAAGAAACTATATAAATAGGGTCTTCACCATAAGGAACAGTTAACATTTTTTTCTTGTTAGATGATGTGTTGTAAAATACATCTTTTCTATTGTTTCTAAATGACAAAATGTTTTGGTCAAACAACAAAGCTACTTTACCTTGAAGCTTTAACATAGGGTCATTAATTGCATTCATAAAAGAATACGGGTCTCTTTTTGCAAAAACTAAAATATCTCTTTTAAGTTCTGAAGTTGTAAACTTACTAATATCATATCCAAATAAAACTCTAGATAATGTTTCTACTTGTTCTATGTTTAGTTTTCTAGCTTCAATTAAAGCATCAACTTCTACATTTAAAATTTCAACTTCTTTAGATGCATCTTTTTCAGCATCAACCTCAACAAATACACTTCCGTTCTGAGGGTGATAATGAAGAAACTCCTGAAGAACAGGATTGTTTTTAGGAACAAACAAAAACCCATCTTCAAAAATAATAGGTTCTAAAATTGCATTTCCATCTTGGTCATCTTCAAAAGGTGTTTTTTGATTAACAGCATATCTTAAAGGCTTGTTTATTCCTTCTGTAGTATCGAAGTGTAATAATGGAAGTCTTCTGCTGTTTCTTGAGGGTAACATATAACTTAAAGGAGCTACTTCTTTTTTAAGTTTATACGATTTGTCTTTGGCTGTTTTTACTTTTTTCATTAGATAAAATTTAAAATTAAAATTAAAATAAAAAAGGGAGGAGTTACCCTCCCTTTAGTTTTACTATTTACTAGTTCTTGAATAAGAAGAAGTTGTTTGCACCTAGAGTACATACTGCTCTTTCAGAAAGGAAGTGTACTTCCATTGCATCCAAATCAGAGTTTCTTGCCGCTCCGGCAGAACCTGTAATCCAAGTTTTGTAACGTCTATCTTCTGTTTCAGAAGCTCTGTATCGAACGTGTAAGAATGGTCTCTTAGCGTTTTTACCAAGTACTTGGTCGTATACAGTTGTAGAACCTGCAGGAACTAAAAGTCCGTTGATAGCTCCACCTGTAATTCCACCACGCATTGTTGGGTCGTTTAAGTATTTCCAATCTGACTTGTAGAAATCATATCCTCTTCGGAATCCTGTGAATCCTAAGTTCAAAGCCATGTCTTCGTCATTGTCAAAAAGACCATAAGACGAACCACCACCTCCATAAGAGTTTTGAGCAGCTAACATATCGTCAATGTCAAATGAGAAATCACGATTTACAAAAATAACATTCTCTTCGATAGAACCTTGCTTGTCTAATCTTTGTATAATAGAATCAAAATCTGCAAGTGTTGTTGGGTTTCCACCTCCAAATACATTTCCTCTTTGGTTTACACTGTAGAAAACACCTTCAGAACCTTTGTTACCTACATCGCCTCCTGCAGCGATAGCTCCTGAATTTGCTTCAGCAGGTACTGCTTCAACCATTGCAGTCTCAAGATAATCGTCAAAACGTAATCTTGTTTCATGCTCAGACTTTATGTACCATAAGAATCCTGTTGCTCCATTTTCAGTTGTTACTTCAATCCATCCGATTTGAGCCATATCAGAACCTGATACTGCATACTTATCTTTGATGATGATTGGAGAGTTTTCGAAGATGAAATCATCAGCTTCCAAAGAACCTACCATTCCGTTAGTTCCTTTTTTAAATTCAGAACCATAAATGAATACAGAAATAACTACTCCTGCTGCAAAAGTTTGTCCTCCTCCTTCGTAGTAAGCTACATCAAAAGTTCCATTAGCTGTATCTACAGAAGTAACAATACCTTTATTACTGTTTGTAGAGTTAATAGAGTTGTCAGAAATCATTACTGTTTGACCTACTCTAATTGCAATCTGACCTGCACCGCCTGCAGGCTGAGTTGCAGGAACTAATACATCTGCTACAGTAATAGTAGCTGTATCTGCTCCTGCTGCTGCACCTGATGTACAGTTTACATATTTAGTATGCAAACGACCTTGCTCTGCCCATTTAATAAGGTCAGAATTAGAAGGAAGCTCTGCTCCTACCAAACGTAAGAAAGAACTTACACTTCTGTTTCCATAACGCTCAAACTCTTTTTCATAAGTATCAGGAAGATACTGATTTAAAAAGTTGAAGTCAGTTATATAATTTGTTGATAAGGGTACTTGTTGAGCCGAAGGCTGCAAGTCAAAACCCGGTGTATTTAATACTGCCATTTTTTTTTAGTGGTAAGTCACTACCTTTTTGTTGTTAATTAATTATTTGTTACTTCGAATCTTTAAGCCTTTACCTGAGTTATTGCTTAAAGCTTTAATTTGCATTCCACCTTTGTTAACTGTTTCAGGTGATTTTCGCATAGTCATGTTTATATTTTTAGCTTTGCGAGCATCCCCTTCAATAGCATCTGATTTACCTTGCTCATAAAAAAACTTGGCAAACTTGTCAGGATTCATTGCTACCGATAATGCTTTATGGTATCCTGCGGCATCAGTCATCAAACCTTCTTCATTCATAAACTTATTTATAAAGTTCATTGGTGTAGAGTTTGATTTCTTTAACTCGTCAGCATCTCCCGGATTAAAGGTAACATTACTTTCTCCTACCTCGAACTCAAAACCTTTGAACTCAGAAGAAAAAACTTCGTTAGTTTTACTTGTAAACCACTCAGATTTTTTTAAGTTAGTATCTTCTACCGTTTTTGCATTATCTAAATACTGTTGATAAGCTTTTAATTTTTCATCTACTTCAGGAGAACTAGTTTCCCTTGTCGACTCGACAGGTTGCTTATATGTTTCCTTTTGTTCGTTGAAAAACTTTTTAGCTTTGGCAACAATTCTTTTCTTTTTTAATTTAGCCTTTTTAATATCTGACTCATCATCTAAATCTTCATCATATCTATAGTCTTCCATTATAGCATCTACGTCTTCTGCATCAATGGCTTCATCTGTAGCCAAAAAATATTCAGACAACAATGCGTCTTCAGGCATTTCATCAAAATCACGTTGAAGCTTAACATAATCATTAATACTTCTACCTGTTTCTTTTTTAAACTTAAAGTAAGCACTTACGTCTTCAGGTAATTCTTCAGACTCTTTTCTTTCTTCAAGTAACTCTTCAAAAGAATTAATTTCTTTTTGATACTTATCTTTTATAAAAGACAAAACCCTTTCTTCATTTATTTCTAATTCAGTAGATGGTTCTTCTTTTTTACCTTCTATATTTTCAGGTTGGTTTTCCTGAACATACTCACCTTCAATTTGTTGCTCATGCTTTTCAAGCAACTCTTTTTCTACTTGTTGAGTTCCTTTTTCCTCAACAGGATTTACTTCTTTTACTTTAAATTCCATTTGATTATAATTTTTACAAAGTTAATATTAATTTAATTATTTTTTTTAGGTATTATCTAGGCTCAAATTCTGCTAAATCAAATCCATCTAAACTATCTTCGTTAGACTCAAACCTTTGAGGTGGAAGATTATTTTTTCTTTGATTAATTAAACTTGACTGTTCGGTATTTGCTTGAGAAATTCTATCTGATTTTGCTTTTTCTCTTTGGTCTTCTCTAGACTTCAAAGCGTTTTCACTAACGTTTCTAAGTTCTTGATTGTACGCAAACTCTTGCTTCATTAAGTTAGCTTTAAGCATAGCTTCGTTATTCATTTTTTCAATTTCAAATGCAATCTCCGCTTGTTTAACTTTCATCTTAGATTGAGTTTCCATTTCAAGCTTTTGCATTTCAGCACCTGATTTCATTTGCTGTAACTGCTGTGCTTGTTGAGAAGCCATAGCCTGTTGTTGCATTTGGAACTTTTCATCTCTTTCCTGCTTCTTAATCCTTTTAACTTTAAGAAGTTGGTTAGCCATTTTTAAATTTCGAAGCTCTCTAATATCAATAGCATCCTCTAGATTTATATCTCCTTTAGATAAAGCCATATTTATATTTGCTTCTAGCTGTGCTCTTTCTTCTTCATCCGGAGCTACTTCAATAAATATTCCAAAGTCATAAATATATAAATCACTAATTTGACTTAGTATTGATACATTGTATTTTCCAATTTGGTTTATAAACTCTTCTTTGAAATCTGAGTATTCAAGAATATCTGAAACTCTAAGAGCTAAAGCTTCTGCCATTGTTCTGTACATATACAGACTTGCATCTAGTATATGCCTAGTTGCTGTATTAGAACTTAATGCTGCTAACTTCTGAACACCAACTAAAGCATCCGGGTTAGGAGTACTAGCATCTCTAGCCTCATTAAGACCTGTCACTTGCCTAATCATATTTAAGTAATGATTATAATTAGTGATAAGCATTTGAGTCTTACTAGCTCCTGAGTTAGAATTTAGTTCTTTAATAGGAATTTTACCTTGATTGTATTCCCCATCTCCTGTATAACTTCTACCAATAACACTACCTGTTTGGAAGTAAAGTCTTAGTGCGTCTTCAGGATTGTATGCATTACCTGTTCCCAAGTCTACTTCATTCAATCCATCTGCATCAATATATACACCATCCGGTACTGTTCTAGATATAACTTGCTGAAGTTTCAGATGAGTCATCTGAATTAAATCTGCAAAAGGAATCATTCTTCTAACTAAAGACTCTACATTTCCTTTATACATTCTAGGTGCAACAGCAACATAGTTAGGTATTGCGTGTTGGCTTGCTGACTTAGGTCTTACCATGTTTTCAGACATTTCCCATTTAAGGATAATGTTTGTTCCCATAACCATAATACCTTCATACCAAACATCAATTGTTTTAGATACTTTTTCAAAATTGTTTTCTTCCATCATTTCTATTGGAGGATTAAAAGTATCATCTTTCTCAATTACTTTAGAACCACCACCTTCTGTTACTTTCTTTTTGTAAACAAAAGTTTTGGTAGTTTTATAATTAAAGTATAAAAGAGTAACACTATCTCTAGCAAACAAACTATCTTGGTAGTATTGAGCAACATTAAAATAGTCATACCACGATTGACTATACTTTGATATTTCTTCTAAATCAGAATTAGTTAGACTTTGGTCTATCTTCATTAACTCTGTAACTCCAACAGTCTTAATCTCACCCCAATAAAAACAATCCTTGAAATGAGGGTCTTCTGTATAACTATAAACTACATTGGCAGGGTCTACATAAGAAACCTTAACTCCATCTCCTTGAAGGAACTCGTGCTTACCTATAGCAATACCTAATACACTTAAATCGTAGTCATATCTTTTTCTTAAATCTATATAGTGGTTATCATCTAATAAAGTATTAATTGCCTCTTCCTCTGCTATTTCAATTGCAGGTTTATAATTTAACTGCATATATAAAGATAGCTCTTCATCATTAGCAGGAAGTTGGTCAGGAGATACTGTAAAAGGGTCTACTCCAAATTTTTCTTGAATACTAAGCAACTCAGTTTTAGCAGCCATTTGACCTTCAATCATATCCTGATACTTACTTCTTTTAGCTTGAGACATTGCATCTTGTGAATAAGCTCCAACCTTAAATAATCTATCAGACATTCCGTTTACAACAATATCTACAAACTTTGGAATAATAGGAACAGGGGTCCAATCTAAATTCATATAAGATAAATCTCCATCAATAGCTAATTCATTTTTATATTTAGCTACTGATTGCTCTCCACGAGCATAAAGTCTAAGACGATTAAATTCTCCCCATTGATTATAAAATCTACATTGATTACTATCCTTTCTAAACCATTCATATTGAATAGCTTGACCCACCATTAATCCATATTGGTCAGTTGCTTTTTCTGAATCTGAAGCAAACTGATTTGGAAAACCTGTTGAATCAATATTTATTTTTATATTATCTTCCATTTATTTATAATAATTGACTTGTTGTTCCTGAGTTACTATATCTTGCAAAGTTAAGACTAATTTTTGACTCTTTTTTTTGAGGTGTATATAAGTGTTTTTGATTAGCCATTATAGCTAATCCTGAACTTATAGTTGCATCAAACTTTGTTCTATTACTAATATCAAACTTTGCCCAATCTTCTAACGTTCTGACAAAAGGCATTGTACCCATATCAGCTTCTAAACTATCGGAGTTGCTTTCATCTATATTTAATCCTATGTGGTTTTCTATATAAGACTCGATAGCTGCTGCGTGAGCCTGCTTCACATCTTCAGATGAGTTAGGTATCCCACCTAGCTCTCTTTCTGTCTTAGATAGCTTGTTATAAGCTTTATCGGGTCTATTCATACTAAACCCCCTGTATCCTCTATTCTTGAAATGATAGAGTAATCTTGGCTTGTTGTTCTCACAAAGTATTGGCATACCATAAAAAATACAAGCCATCAATACTTCTTCAAAAAATATCTCTGCGGTTTGAGGTCTAGCTACATATTCTAAAAAGAAAGCGTTACTAGGGGCATCATCCATATTAAACTTAGTCACACCATGTAATGCTCCATTAGAACCTCCTCCACCAACTGTTCCTGATATATCATAACTATCACAGCCAAAAGAACCTATGTGTTCGTTTCCGGGATATTTAATACCGTTCTTTGTTATTATTCTATTCTGTAAACTTTTCTTTGGTCTCCAACCAATATTAAATCTACCGTGTTTGTCGGGTCTAAATATAACCTCAGTATCTTTGATTCCGTTCTTCCAATAAAACGAACCCCTAGTTACATGATGCTCATTTATTAAAGTATCATTGTAATCTATCTGTTGATATATCTTGGTTAGATTAAATAAAGATTGTTTACTTTCATCTCTAAATGCGTGTGACTCTGTTCTAGGAAACTGACGATAAAATTCATTAAGAGCATCAGGGTCATCTTTTAAAGAATCAACTTCTGCTTCCCAATAATCTACAGCTCCTTGATTAATCATTTCCCTATCCATACCTAGTATAGGTTTCTTAGGGTTATGTAAAACAGGCATACCATATATATCTATAAAGCCTTCCATGTTTTGTTCCATAGGGATGAAAAGTGAATACATTCCACTTTTAGTTTGACCATTAGAGTTTCGTGTTCCCACATTAGAGTCTTCAAATAATTTTTTAAAGTTACCCCCTCCTTTTTCTAAAGCGTTTGATGTTGAACCCATCATACATTTGCCAATAATTTTACTACCTAATCTCAAACAAGTTTTAGTAACTCGCCAATTGTTTAATATATTATTTGGCTTTACCCATTTACCACTTTCATCATGGACTAATAACAATAATTTTTCCCCATCATAAGAGTTGTCATCTGTATTCTTCCAATCAATAGTTGTATCCAACCCGGTCATCTCTTCAGAGTCAACCTCATGCATATTTTTTTTAGTAATCTTAGAAGCAGGTATTCTAAAGGCTAGTTCTGTTTTTGGCTTATCCATACCATCCTGAACAGGTTTAAAGAAAAAAGGCAACCTGTTACATATTGGAACTACTTTGTCTGTAAACATTTTTTTAGCATCTGCTCCTGTCTTGGAAAGTATTCCAACCCTTGCGTCTTTTGCTAAAGTTCCCGTGTTAGCACATTCATTAGACCCCATAAAAGAAAATCCTGAACGTCTAATTTTTAAGTAAGACATTCCAAAACTTCTCTTGTCAGCTTTACATGCTTCCCAAAAAATCCAAAATATTCTATTAGCTTCTCTAAAGTCAGGGTATCCAACATCTATACTTGACCATTGAAGGTATATGTAGTGAGAACCTGTAATATAAGTTTTGACTCCGTTATTCATAAACCACACCCCATCCTCTCTTCTGTCAAATTCATTCTCAATATAATCCACCCATCTATCTTTAAAAGCAGTAGGCATTTCATTCCATTGAAATATGGATTTTATTTTTGAAAGCTGTTTTGGAATCTCATGTCTTTCCCAATACTGATGTTGTTTATCTTTGTGTCTTTGAAGACACTCTTTGGGAGTAAGAGGTAAACCTATCTTTAAACCGGAAATCTCTATAACATCTCCAAGCTTTCCTGTTTTAGATATAATAACTAAATCATACTTTTCGTTATAGCCATACACCCAACTACTATTCCTATTCTTGTTAGTAATAACATTCTTAGGAACATAATTAGATACTACCCTGTATAATTTATTTTGACCTACGTTCTGCAAATCCTTGGTTTGTATGTTTTATATTACCTCCCTTTTCTAATAACTCTAAAGCTTCTTTCTCAGTTTCTATTCTATTAAGTATTTCAAATGCATCAAATATAGCAAGCTTCTTAGTTGCTGCTGCATTCTTTAATCTATCAGCAGCCAACTCATCTTCAGGGTCAGGCTTAATGATATCTTCTTTTGCAACTTTAATCAGTTGCTTTACAGCACGCATACCTGCTTCTATAATCTGTTTCTTTAGTTCGTTTGATGTCATAATACAGCAACTATATTATTAGTAAACATTCTAAACAACTTCTCACCATCTACCGTAAACTCATACTCGCTTTCAGGCTGAAATACAACTTCACATCCTGTATCAATTCCAATACTTTTAAGTTGACTATTAGAGTATTTTATCACCCCATGAAGAGGCTCTTCTTTTATTCCTTTATAAAGATAGGAATCTTTAACGCTAGTAGGTTCAACAAAACAATACTTTCCTACAGAGTTCCAACCATCTTTATTTTTATACATATAAAATTGTTGGTCATCTATAAAAAATAAATCATCCTTAAAAAAACTTTTACCACTTTTTCTTCTGCCACGCATATCATTGTAAAACTTAAATACGTTGTGGTGAACTAAAAGTATATCTCCTTTTTCAATAGGACCATTATAGCCTATAGGTGTTTCAACAACCTCTGCTTCTCTATTAGATGCTTTGTGGTTTTCTTCTGAAGTATTAATTATTATTTCTAATCCGGCAATCTTTTTTGTATTGTTGTATCTTTTACCATTGACTGCACGAACTATAAAATCCGTTGGTGATTTCATTAAATAAAATTTATATTATATTCGATTGACACAGGAACTGTGTTGCTAAAAGACTTCCAAAGAAAAACTTCTTGGTCTTCATTCTCTATGTATATTAGAAAATTATTATTATTTGAATCTTGTGTTATTCGGTGAATCGTATAGTTACCACCTAATACTACTTGATTAATTAAATAATGCATCGCTCCTGATTTATAATCAGGACCTACTGAAATTTTTCTAATATCCATTATATTTTATTTTTTTGGAATCGTAACGTCTCCTGTCTTTATATCTATAACAGCATCCACTCCGTATTTTTCAATTAAGTCTGACTCTACTTTACTTAGTGAAGATTTATGCTCGTCTAACTTTTGAAGTAATCCGTACTTTATAATCTCTACATCAGCTATTTCGTTTTTTAATTTTAAAAACTTAGTGTTAATAGCTCTGATGTTTTCTAATTCTTCTTTACCTAATTTCATTTTGATTGTTATTTAATTACCACATTGAACTTATGTTCTCGTATTCTTTTCTAGCATTAAAGCTAGGACAGTCTTTATCTGAAAAATCTCTATGACCGTATATTTCTATTGATGGATATCTTATTTTATAAAACTCCAACATATCTACTAAAGCAGATTTTTGTTCATCAGTTCTAGTGTCTCCACCTTTGCCTCCTACGTAAGCTATTCCTATAGAATTTTTATTTTCACCTTTACAATGTGCCCCTGTTTTTTCAATAGGTCTTCCTTCATGAACACTTCCATCTAGTGAAATTACTATATGGTATCCAATATCTGACCAACCTCTTTCTTCAACATGCCATCTTCTTATCTCATCTACAGAAACTTCTCTCCCTTTAGGAGTATCAGTACAGTGAACTATTATTTTATCTATATCTCTAATGGCTATTTGTCTTTATTTAATAAGTACCATTTTTGAATTGTATACCCAATGGTTACTGCTAATAATAATATTTTTAATATTACATCAATGTTTGTAAGAGACATAGCAAAACCTGCAAAACTCAAACTATATAATTTTATATCTCCCACATCAATCATAATTAATTATATAATTAATAGTTAAATATTTACTATATGTATTGTTTTGTGTATATTTCATTTTATTCTTCTTCAGGGTTAATACCGTTCTCTAATAATACTTTTAACCATTCAGCTTCATCTATATAATAATCCATCTCATCCCATGGAGAAGTCATTGTTTGGGTTGGTGTTACTGAATCATAAGTATGTATTTCAGTTCTATTATTATCCCAACCTATAAACCAAGTTTCTACAGGTGGATAATCTAATCGTGATGTTTTTAAGTTTGACATATTTATTTTTTATTAAGCAGCACCGCCATCTATCATAGTCCAATTATAATTAGTATATAAAGATAATCTTGCTGCTTTTACATCTAAGTTATTTGTATATTCTGAATCACCAAAATTAGCTGTTACTCCTGCTCCTAAATAAGGATAACCTGAACCATTAGGATATGCAGCCTGTAAAGTAGCTTCCCAAGCTAATAATAATTTATCGTAATTTGTAGTTGATAATTTTTGATTTCTTAAAAAATTAAACAAATCACTTACCTTAAGTATATCCCAACTACTAATATCTTGGTCAAAGTTTCCTAATGGTGCTACAAATGTGTCTATATTAAACATAGCCCTCATCTTAGTAACATTACTTACATCCCAAGAACCTATATCTTGATTGAAAGATTTTGCATTTGAAAACATATTATTCATATCAGTTACACTACTAACATCCCAATCTACAAGGGGTTGGTTAAAAGACAATGCCCTTGAAAACATACCAAGCATGCTTGTAACATTACTCACATCCCAAGTTTTAATATTTCCGTTAAAAAATTCTGTTCCCGCAAACATCCATTGCATACCTAACACATTACTTGTATCCCAAGAACTAAGAGTTTGATTAAATGTTGAATTTCTGAAAGCACTACCCATATTAATAATACTGCTGACATCCCATTGATTAATATAATTAATTAATAAATTAGTAGATGTTCCTGCATTATAAAATATATTAAGAAGACTGTTAACATTTGTTAAAATAGGAGGAAACTCCGCTGAAGAATTAGTTAAATAAGAGCAATCTTTAAACGCTCCTACCATATTTTGCCATTGTATATTACCCCAATTATTTATAGAAATAAGATTATCGGAAGTAGCAATTGGTCTACCCATAAATATTCTAGGAAAAGTACCGTTAATTTTAACAAAATAATTTCCGGGGTTAGAATAAGTATGGGATATATTATTTCCAATTGTAATGGTTTCCTGATTATTATCACCCCAATCAACAGTAAAGTTGTATGTTAAATTAGTGTCAAGCCCTATAGTAATAATTTCATTAGATACTGTAGTTTTCCAAGTAGTAATAAAATCAGGTATTAACCTTCTATTACTAGTTTCACTAGAAAATAATATACCATTACCTATACCGATTGCGAGACCCATAAAATATATTTATTTTTACCAAAGAGCTACTATTCCTGTAGCTGTAGTGTTTGTTGAAAAAACTCTTAATACGTTTACAGGTAAAAATGAACCTGATGGAAAACCTGTAAAGGTAACATCATCACCTCCTACAGTCAATACTCTTAAGTCGCCTCCCGTTCCTACATATAAAACACATCCATTATTTCCTCTTCCATTTTCAGAGGATATACTTGGAATGTTTACTGTGTCACTTGCAACAACCACAGATGCTCTTCCTGCTTGTAATTTTTGATATGCCATCTTATAAAATTATTCGTTAATTATTTCTGATTGTTTCATAAGTTTTTCATATTGTGATTGTAAAAAATCTTCATAATCTTTCTTTACCTCATCTGTCCAAAACTCTTTTGCTAAATCTGCAACAGGTTTTTCCAAAGTATCTATATCTGTATTAGGTTGAAAAATAGACCTGTGATTTATGTTATCATCAATCTCATGAACTTCTAATGCGTAAAAATTATTTTTTAATACTTTTATTTTTATTTGCTTTCCCATTGTTTTATTTTAATTAACTGTTATATATGATACTATTCCTGAAACTATAAAAGGCTTGGTTGAATAAGTATACATCTTAGTATCAGTAAAAGTTGTATTAAGAGGTGGTGAACCTGTTGTTGGTAGGTACTCCCAAGTTATACCTGTTGGGGAGTTGTTATATGCAGCTACACCTTCTCCACCCATAAAAGCTGTTACTAATGTACCTTCCCTCCTACCAACAGTATGAACCATCGGTATAGATGTATCTCTAATAAACGGCATATTAATATAAGGTATAATAGTTGTTCCCGTCTGTTTACTGATAGTAAACGCTGAAAT